ATTTAAAGACTTGGAAGATGGTGTACTTCTTACCGAGCGTCAAGTTGACCTATTACGCCATTGCTGCGGATATGTCGCACCTAAACGAAACAACCATGTAAACCCTGTATTGCGTGATGTTATCAATGATTTTGACGCAGTTTTTGGGCTTAAATCTTTTCCATCTATTAGGGAGTAACAAATGATTATTACTGACACGCAAAAAGATTTTAAGATTGCCCCTGCTGGCTTACATATGGCACGGCTATATAGCATTATTGACCTAGGCCACCAAGCTACCGAATGGGCTGGCGAAACCAAAATTATGCACAAGGTTGTATTTACTTGGGAATTGCACGGTGACGATGACGCAGGATTTCCACTAAAAACAGACGATGGAAAGCCCTTAATCGTGTCCAAGCGATATACCGTCAGTTTAGGCGATCAAGCCCGTTTACGGCAAGATTTAGAAAGCTGGTCAAACAAAAAGATGACTGCTGAAGATCGTAAGAACTTTGACCTTAAAGGCTTATTAGGTAAGTTCTGCATGGTAAACATTACGCATAGTGAAGATGGTAAGTACGCCAACATTAGCGGCATTAGCCCAGTTCCTAGCGCATTGCGTAACGCCCAGCCTGAAGGCATCAACCCGACTAATCACTTTTGGTTGGCTGAATTTGACCAAGTTAAGTACGACCTGTTGCCAAAATATTACAAAGAAAAGATTACCGAATCATCAGAATGGCGTGGGCAAAAGCAGCGTGAAGCTGACGCACCCAAGATTGAAGATAGCAAACTAGACGATATTCCGTTCTAATATAAAAGGGGTGAAAGCGTACGCTTTTTCGCTTCACATACGGAACGCAAGTAACCCCATTAAGGTCAAAAATGATAGTTAAAGAAAAAGCGCAAGATACGGGCCATTGGTACACCAAAGACGGTACTCCAGCTTACACAATAGAAGGTAAAACAGGGGTCAGAAACACGACCCTGCGTGATGCCCGTAAGCTGGGTCTTTTGCCTTCGGTCACTACCATTAACGGAATGTTGTCTAAAGCAGGGCTTGATACATGGAAACAGCAACAGGTTTTATTGGCTGCACTAACCCTGCCTAGATTGCCTGACGAACCTGAAGCTGACTGGTTATCCCGTGTAATGCAGGATTCCAAAGCTACAGGTCGTGAAGCTGCGGAACGGGGTACGGCTATCCATGCCATTATTGAATCGTACTTTGACCAAGTGTATATGCCTGAGAAACCAGCGTATTTAGACACGATTGATAGTACGCTTAAAAGTGCGTTTGGAGAGCAATTGTGGCTGCCTGAGAAGTCGTTTGGGCATCCGCTAGGCTTTGGTGGCAAATGCGATTTAATGGCTAAACCAGTAAACGGTAAGGGCGATGGCTTTATCGTGGACTTTAAGACCAAAGACACCGACTTAGACAAAGTGGATGTGTACTTTGAACATGAGATGCAACTGGCAGCCTACCGTGAGGGCCTTGGCGTTCCAGCAGCACGGTGCGCCATTGTTTTTGTAAACGGTACGACAAATCAGGTAAAGCTAATAGAAGTAGAGCAAGATCGGCTACAAAAGGGTTGGGAGTGCTTTGAACACCTGTTACGGGTCTATCAAATCAAGAACGGCATATAATGGGAATGGGCGGCAGGGTTAGACACAATCTATACTCCTTCACGGGACTGCCGACCCACCACCCCCTGTTGTTTTTTTACCACATACTAGGGTATGTCCCTAGATAAATGTGTTGCAAGAGTTAAGATAACTTAATTATACTGGTTGTACTCCATTGGGGAGTGATAAAGAAAAGGAATAGAAATGGATATAAGTGATTTAATACCACGCACAAGTCAAAATGTAGAAGTGCGCTACATCCCCGAAGAAGAATGGTATCGTTTAACTGACGAACGCAATGAAGATGGTTATGGCGTTTTTCGTGATGGCAAGTTGATCTATTCTAACCACGATCCATTAGAAGCAAGCTACGAATTTGACGAGGTGACATATGAACACTCCATATAACACGGGTAAGGTAGAGATCGGCAAGTACTACCAAAAGCCGTACTATGTTGAGCAAGATGACGATATGCTTGCCATTCAAGGCTGGCTTATTGGCGATAACAAACAAGCCAAACGAGAGCGCATTGCAGACTTAATTTATTGCGCTGTGCTGGCTGTAACCGTTTTTATATCTATCATTTGCACATTGGATTGATATGCTTGCAGAAGATAAAAAACAACGCTTAATTGACATTGTGAATAGCCAACCTGATAACTACAGGCTTGGCTTTGACGAGTGGATGCCTAAAAATTGGCACATTATTGTGGCTTTTTTCCATGAAGCAAATCGGGTATGGGGATCAGGGCGCAGACACCATTCAGCTAGGGATTTATGTGCTTATTTACGGCATGAATCGGCTATATCTGAAGCGCAAAACAAAAGCCCTATGAACCCCAAGCCATTTAAAATTAGCAATAATGTATCGCCTTACCTTGCTAGGCTTTATATTGCGGTATTTCCTGAACGGGATTGTTTGTTTGAGTTAAAAGAATTAACGGCTGATTAAGCCAGTATGTCTAAGGCTTTATTGATCTTAGCGATACGGTCATCAATCCCAATCTTGCCGCCATTAATCCGTATTGTCAGGGTTGTAATATCCATAGCGTCTGCTAGGGCATTTAATCCCCGTTTATTCCAAAACCAGCCAGCAGAAAGAGCCGCATAGCGTGGTTCTTCTAAGAGTTGGGGGTTAGCTACCAAGTCCTCACCAATCGCATCTCCAAACGCCTTATAGTTGTCTTTACCAGTCAATTGGATCAATCCACGCCCTATGTATTTAGCACCGTCACCATCTTCGGTGTTTCCCATCCTGCCTGAATACACCTTATTAGCGATCTTTTCAGGCTGCCGTTCAAACTTCTCTGCAGTATCAGCATCAGGAAAGCGACTGGGCCAAGTGTTCATTAATGCTCTAGCCGAGTAATTTAGGTTTTCTTTTAGATGTTTAAAGCCGCCTGATTCGTGCATACATTGACCAATAAAACAGGCTTGACGCTTGGCGGTGTTTATTTGGTACTTTTCAAAAGTTTCTTGCAATGGCTCAAACCACTTGCCTTCAATGCCCAACGCTAATAATTGGGCTTCAATCATTTTTTAAGGTTAGCCATAATGCGTGTACCAAACAAAAAGCCGAAAGCAATGTTGGCGGCTTCTATGCCAATTCGTTGGATTTCAGGGGCTACTGGCAGAAACAATGTACCTATTCCTACCACGATTACAAACAACGCCCCTAAATAGCGGCTAGATGCCCTCAGATCGACTACCCATTGGCTAGGTTGCCCGTAAGGGTTGTCTAATGCGGCAAGGGCCTGCATCTTGTTTATTTCGTTTTGGTCTAGCTTTATTTGCTCATCAACGGAGATAGGCTTTACACCGCCTGTAACCATACCAATAAGGCTTTTAATTCCATCTATGCCGACTGGCACTAATGCGCCAATAATGGTTTCTAGTATCATTTTCTAAAAAACATTTCAGTCATGTAGCTAATAAAAGCACCAGCAACAGAAGCAACGCCCATTAATGCCCAAAGACTGCCTTTAGAGCGTTCTGCCATAGCCACTAGCTTTTTAATGTCTACTTCTAAGGCATCTACTTTACGCTCTAAGTTTTCTACGGAATTAACTAGCTTGCCGTATTCTATTGGGTCAATATCAGCCATACCTACACCTTAGAAAGTTCCGCAATTTATGGTGTAAGTACCAGTTTGCATAAAGTTAAGGGAAACGGCATCACCGCTTGCAGTAGCGTCTGCCACATTCTCAATCAGGTTGTTGGTCATGTTTAATGCACCCGTCATTGGGGTTTGACCGTCTGCGGCTACCGATTGTGTCAAAGCAGCAGCAATATCTGAAAGCGATGTATTAGCCCAGCTAGAAGTAATAGTTGTACCAGTTACAACAGGATTACCTGCTGGTAGGGTATATGTACCCGATCCGTTTCTACTCATGGCTTATTCCCTTTTCTTAATTCATCTGCCATTTTGTTTGGCGAATAATTAATAGATTCTTCAATTTTCTTTTGCAATGCTTTTTGCTGTGACTTTTCAATACTGTACCTAGTAAGCGAACCAATTACAGGTATTTTACCAATAGGGCTTGCAGAAATGCGATCCAATGCTTGAATTAATGCGCTAGAAGTATTGGAATAGTTAGCTGCGCCTTTAAGTGGCGCATTTACCATAATGGTTGTTTCCATTAAATCCCGTATTTCTTGTGCGCCTTTTTTTCCAAACAAATAATCTAATTTTCCGTCTTGATCTAACTCTCGTACCGCTGATTTAAATTTAGCAGGAGAAACTACGGGATTGCCAAAAGAATCAGTATCAATAGACTGGGTTACTTTGTCTTTTAAGAACTCAATAGTTTGACCTTGTAATTCTTTAAATGCTTGTTGACCACTAGGGCCACCCCTCTTTAGGGCTAAACCTAAGTTTTTAATATCATCTAGCGATCCATTTACTACAGATTTTTGAAATACATCCTCAAACGCTACTAAACGGTCATCAGAATTAGGTTTTGTGCGTAATAAACGATCTACTGCCCCAATGTTTTCAAATCGTTTTGAATAATCTTGGCGCAATCTGCGAGCATTTTGGTACATTTGACCGCCTTGCCCCTCAGTAATCGTATTAATAATGTCTTTCATCTCCCTGCCATAAACTGCGGCTGGGGTGTTAGGCTCAAAGTTCTTGTTAATGACTTGGTAAATATCTTCAAGCGAATTGATAGACACCGTACCCGTGTTTTTGGGATCGTTCTTGGCAATTTGCTCATTAACAACATCAAGAATAGGTGCAAGTTTTGATCGTACTGTAGGAGTTTGGTCGTTAATGTAGGCTGTTAATGGTGCATATTGAACTGGGGCTTCTGTTTCGCCTTGTTCTCTTGCTGCCGTGTAAGCCTTATTAATTCTTAATTTTGCTTCGTTTGCTTGGCGTGTTAATTCATCTGTAACCACTTTGCCAGTAGCCCGTAATCCAAAAGTTTCTTTACCTGTAGCATCTACAAACGCATCAAAGTTTTGCAAAATAGCGTCATTGCGCTTGGCTTGAGCTTCAATTAACGGTTTGCCAAGTTCAGGCGAAATCTTAGGTGTTTCAATTTCAAATTGTTGTTGCGCTAAATCACGCTCTAATTGACCTTTACTTGGCGATACAGGCACACGCAAGTTTTGTGCCATTTGCATACGAGTAACGGCTTCAGGCGTTTGCGCTGCACCAACACCTGACATAGTAGGTTGTGGTTCTCTGCGTAGGGCTTGTGCCATTCTATTTGTTGCTGGTCTAACCGTTTGCATAGCTTCACTAGCCATAGGGCGAATAGCTTGACCTACATTTCTAGCTTGTTGAGCAAAAGAAGGAATTTGACCAATGCCGCTAGGTGTTACTGGGATTTTTGTAGCTTCTGCAACATTACTTACCCCTTGCAAAAACTCTTGGCTTACAGGGCTGGTAGGCTGAAATGCCATTTGCTGTGCTAATTGTTTAGCAGCTTGTTGACCTTGTTGTACACCTGCTTGTGTACCAAATTCAGGACTTGCAACCGATCTAGCTACACCATAAGCAGAGCTTACTGGGGCTGCCAACATTCCAGTACCAACAGCTAATGGGACTTCATACAATGCTTTTAGCTTATCTTGCATTGTGCGTGGTGGTTCTTGTGCTACAGGTGGATTTGGTACTTCTCCAGCTACCGTAGGCACATCACTTGTAATAATGTTTCCCCGTGTATCAGGTGTTTTAAAAGCGTTATAACGAGCCAATAGGTCAGCTTGAGTTATGTTATCAGGCACATTTTTAACAACTGTACCATCGGGCATCCGAACATCCATATTATCTACCTTTTGGCAAGCTGTTAAAATCAACTACACCGCCTGTACCGCTAGTTCCAATTTCACTAACAATTTTGTTAATTTGACGAGTTCCGCTTGGGCCAGCTTGCGCTTCAAGTGCTTTAATAGCCAATTTACGGGCTTCTTGCTTTTGTTCAATTGTTTTTTGAGTATCGCCAATTTGAGGAAAATATTTCTTTTCTTCGTTTGCGTATTCACTTGGTGCAATAGCCGCACCTGATTCCTTACGCAATACTGCGCTAATAAAGTTTCTACGGGCTTGATCTACTTGCTGTTGTTCTCCGCTTGGGCCACCTAGTGCAGACGGAACTGGATTAAATGCAGAACGAACACCTTGTTCTAATCTTTCACCAACAATAGGTGCTTGACCTACAATTCCACCCACAACAGAACGAATAACGCCAGTATTAGTAACGCCTTTGTTTTCTAACTCAGTAGCAATACGGTTAGCTTCAATGGCTCTAGCACCAAACGCTACAGCGTTAGATTGGGTTTCTGTTAAAGGCTTGCCACCACCTACTAATGGTTGTCCACCTTGACCCATTACTGGTCTAGCTTGACCTGTACGAGTATCTATTAAATATGTGCCATCTTCACGCTCTACTACTTGACCAGCAGTAGGCATTTGTGACTTAGGTATTCTTGACAATACTTTAGTTGGATCAGTAGGATCACGCAATTCAATAGCAGTACCAGTATCTATTTGTATTGGCGCACGGGGTTTTTGACCGCCAGCGGCTACCTCTTTAACAGTACCATCAGGAAGCGTCATATAACGCTTTGCGCCTTCAGCTAAATCAAACTCTTGTGGCATCATTCTTTTCAACGCAGCGTCACGCAATTGTGGAACTTGAGATTGGGCAGCAAATTGATAGGCTTTATTTGGATCAACTTTAAGCAATTCTCCAAATTGAGCAATATCTCGTTGCTGTTTTCCACGCAATGCAGCAGCTAATTCAAGTTGTTTAGTGTCTGCTCTTTCGCCTACAGCTTGCCCTGCCAATATATTAGCTAAAGGATTTAATTGCTGTGCAAAAGAAGGGGCTACATAATAACCACTAATCATTTGACCTTGTGGTTGTTGCATACCTTGTGCCATAAGCAAGTCAGCCAACTTCCGTTGACGGCCTACATCTTGTAATTCAGGGTTCGCCCCTAAGATTTCTTGTTCAGGAGTAAGTGCCATTATGATTTCCTTAATGCGTTTGCCATAGGGTTTGAACCTGATACATCATACATATTTGGGCCTGCAACGGTTTGCCCTTGTGTAGCAAAAGTGAATGGATTTTGATTCATTCTGTATAAACCGCCAAACTGTTCAAGCACTGGTTGTTGAGTTGCTTGTTGAGCCATTTGATTTCCAAAAGGTAAATTTCTAGGCATCATTTTTCTAGTAGCTTGTGAACCGCTTGGACTTAACAATTTAGCTAATTTTTGCGCTCGATTTGCGTTAGATAAAACATCTTTAGCAGAAAAACCTTTAGAAGCAGCATCAGCAGCAGCAATAGCTTCGGCATTATTTAAGCCTGTGTAACCAAGTTCGGCATAAGAAGGGCCTGCAAGACCGCCTTCAATACCTGTAATTCCTAGTTCACCGTAAGTTGGCCCCATTAACTCAGGAGTTAAAAAAGATGCTGTTCCTGAAGCAAGAGCTTCTACGCTTAATCCTGCGCTTAATGCTTCTGCGCTTGTAGCACCACTAGCTAAAGCGTTAAAAAAAGCAGTTTGTCCAGCTTCTGTGGCAATAGCACCAGCACCAGCACCCGCTCCAGCAGCCGCAGCAGCAGGTAAAGTAAAACTTGCGCCACTACCTGCAACTGGAGTAAAAGCACCGCCAAAGTTTATTCCAGCATACGAACCGCCAGCACCAGCACTACCACCAGCAGCACCAGCCGCTAAAGCAGCGTCTAAATATGGCGCACCAATAGCAAAAGCAGCTATAGGGGCAACGCCACGCAGTAATTCACTAAGTTTAAAACCGCTGCCGCCCCGTTGCATTTCATTTGCAATTCTTTGTTGATTTTGTGTGCTTGAAGCAGAAAAGCCACTACCTACAATAGCATCAATTTGTTGGGGCGTTACACCAGCTTCTAATGCTTTAGGAGCAAGTTCAGCCATTTTTTCTTGATATGGTTTTGCCCTATCAAAAGTATTTTGACCATGTTGCCAACCTGATTGTTTGCTAAGTAAATTAAATTGAGCTTGATAATAAGCTGCTGGGTTTATTTCTTCAATACTTTCTAATTGCTTGGTAAGGGCTGCATTATGCTCATTCTTATTCAATGACCAATTATTAGCTATTTGGTCACTAATATCTGTGGCTAAAATCTTGTAATACTCGTTTGGATTTTCTTGTTTTAAATTAGATAAATTTATAGCGTAATACGGGTCTGTATATTTTTCGCCCGCATTGTAAGGGCCTCGCCAGTTATACGATTCAGTTAAATTTGCAAAATCAGGGTTTTTAACTTCGCTACCGTAGGCTATTAATCGATTTGGTAAAAAAGTGGTTTGACGAGGCTCACCAAATTCATCAAACGGGCTTTGTTCTTGTGCAGAATAAACATCGCCTGAACTTGGGTCACGAAAATAAGTCGTTCCTTGAGTTGTAAATTGCTCTAAATTGTTCATATCAAGAGCCATATTAGTCCTTGAACAAACTTACTAAGCAGAAGTCAATATTTAAATTGCTCATTAGAATATGCTTCCAAAGTCAAAGCCGCCATACAAATCATTTAAATAGTCAGCACTAGACATTGATTGGTCAAACATTCCGCTACCTATAGCACCAATGTTGTTCATGTAATCTGTGCTACTTACAAACGGATTATTTATGCCACTATTGCCAAACAAATTGTAAATAGAGTTTCCAATTCCTAGCAATCCTGTACCACCTGCACCGCCTGTACCTGTGCTACCAATTAAATTACCAATACCACCAGCACCTAAAATTGCAGAAGAACCTAAGTTAAACAAACCTGATTGCATATTAGCGGCTCTAGCATTAGCAGCGTTTTGTTGTGCAATATCAGCAGCCCTAGAGGTAGTATATGCACCAAGATAATCAGGGCCAGCAACGGCAGCTTGGCTGTATGGATTAATGTAATTGGGCTGAGTAGCTGATTGGAAAGCACCAAGTTGTTGCAATGGCAAGTTTCTTTGTTGTAATGCTTGTAGATAATTTTGTTGCATTGCAGCGTTATTGGCTTGAGTACCTGCTAATTGATTAGCAAATCCTTGCTGCCCTAATTGATTATTAAACCCAAGATTAGCCAATTGCGCTTGATTTTGACCAAGCAATGCTTGATTGCCAAATTGACCAGCTTGTAGATTTTGATTAAACATTTGATTTTGCACTTGCGAACCAGCCAATTGCGCTTGTGTAAGCAAATCATTTGTTCTTTGACCTTGTTGCATCATGGCACGGTTATATGCTTCTGTGCCAGCGGCAATGCCTTGATTAGCTAACTGGGCTTGTAAACGCTCTTGGCTTTGCTCAATTTGAGGATTTAAGCGGCTCATCAGCAAATTGCTTGCACGATCCCAACCTTCCATGCCAGTACCTTGTACTTGAGTTTGAAGATTGGGGGCATTTCCAATCCCTGCAAATTGTGGGCCTTGACCAACTCGACCTGCTTGATATTGACTTACATCAAAAGGAGCAGCAGTAGATTGGGCTAATTGACTTTGAATATTACTTAAAGACTGTTGTAAGGGCTGGGCTAATTGTTGATTAGCAGTCCATGTAGGGTTTCCAAATTGATCTACGCCTTGGGTATAAGTAAGATTTGCGTAAGGTGTATTTTGGTTAATACGGTTGGCTTGCGTAGCTGCTTGTGCGCCATACAGATTACCCATTTTAGTTGCTTGTGCAGCCTGAACATAGGGGTTTGTACTAGCATTGAATGGGTTGCTAGTTTGGCCTGTACCTAAAGTAGCCGTATTAGGGTTAGTTGCAGAAAAAGGAAGCCCGCCCATAGTACCCGTTACAGCACCGCCTACTGGGGTATCTGTTCCTCTATACATAGCATCTGATAAACCTGCACCTGCACCCATGTTTCTCTCCTTATAACCATCTACAAAAAGATGGTCGCATTTCTAGTATTACTAAATCCCCTTCGTCATGAGCATCAGGGATAGTAGCAACATCTTTGAAACCAAGGTGTCGGTTTAGTTTTAGGGCTTTTTCGTTATTCCCTGCAACTGTGCCAATTATAACCTTGAGTTTCAATTTGTTAAACGAATAATCAAATACTGCCCTTAAAAAACTTTTTGTATTCCAATGGTTGCTTTTTGAAGCTACATGAACCATACAAGACTTACCATAAAAACTACAAAATACTACAACTGCCTTAATTTCATTGTTAAGAACTTGACCTAAATAATGAGCATCATCAGGGGTTGGCATTTTGTGTGCTTTTGCCCAATCCTTTAAATTTTGCTGATTTAATAGAATCAATTACAGTACGCCCCCACGCTCCATTACATAGTCGGTACTAGCCCAATGCAGTTCAATATTGCGGCTTGCCACATTTAAGTTAATTGAACCTGCAAATCCTAGCCCCGTAACGCCTTGCCAAATTTTAGTAGTAATTAAGCCACCTGACCAGTTTGCTTGATCCCATCGTGAAGCATCCCAAACCCCGTCACTTAGGGTGCTAGGGTTAAATTGAACCTGACCTAGCTGGCTTTGGGTGTCAAAATCTACGCTTAAACCACATACGACATTGGGAACGCCACCTGTAGATTGCAGGATAGGTCTAACCATCATAAAACGCTTTAATTGACCTGCGCTGTCAAAGTAACTGTAGGCTTGCTGGGCGGTAGCGGTAATGTTTGCGCCATTGTCTGAATAACCATCGTAGAACAGCCCTACATAACCGTCACCACCAAAGTGCATTTCGGCTTCGCCTGAAACTTCCCAGCAATACCCTTGAATTCCAGTAAATCTGCCCCAAGATTTAGTAATGGTGTGCATGACATACTGTTCCATGCCCGTACTGGTAGGAATAGACAAAATAAGCATATTTGAACTAGCAAAATAGTTAATTTGCCAGCCAAATAAATCTCTATATAGGGTAGCAGCTTGGCTTACAGCGTAGAAAATCTTATCAGTCAGGTTTACACGGGGGTCTAAGCGGCTAGATTGCAAAGCACCTGCTAATGGTACTAATCCGTCTTGCGTTAATAGCAATAAATCACCTGCAAATTTGTAAAAACACCTACGGTTAAAGGTTTGACCTAATTGCCATACGCCTTTTAACGCCCATGTGTCAGCATTATCGGGGTCTGTACCGTTATAAACGATAACTTCACCCATGCTAGTTACAAATACTGCGTAATCGTCTGCGCCTTGACCTGCATCAAGTGTCCAAGTACCCATTGCCTGTAAATAACCTGAATTACGGGCAATTCCACCAAAATATAGGGGTGAAGCTGGGCCACTAATAGCGTCAGGGTCTAAATACCAACACGCTAAAGTGTCTTTTTGAGTGAAATACAGGCGGTTTTTAAACAGGTTTACACCGATAAATGTATTTGAATTTACGCCAGTAATGCCAATGGTCGTATATGAACCAGTTATGGATGTTGCGGTAGTAGTGCCTGTAGATGTATAAGTAAATGCGTTTGCGCCCGTAACAGTAATAACAAAAGTACCGTTAAAAGTAGCTTCAGAAGCACCTGTAATAGTTACTCGATTGCCTGTTACTAAGCCGTGTGCAGTTGCGGTAGTAAATGTTGCCGTTGCAGAAGGACTTGTACGGGTAATTGCGCTAAGTGCGGCAGCCGTAGTCGTTGTAGCTACATAAAACCAGCGTGTACCGTCATAAATGGTTACAGGATCAACCCCATTACAGGCTACTAAAAAATGCCCTGCTTGGTTTGTCAAATTAACCGATTGCAATTTATCGCTATTTAAGCCGCTAAATACACGAACAGCTGGATTTACGGAAGTTTCATAAATCTTGTCACCTGCTGCGGCAAATAGCTTATAGCCGCCTACTTCCGTGTAATTCATTAAGGTATTAACAGGGTTAGTAATGCCTATTTCATAGCTACCGACTACCGATGCGTTTCCAGCAGGTACAGAAGCCATTGTGTATCTAAATGAAGTGCTATTGACTACGGTAATGGTATATACACCGTTGTATTCAGAAGGAGTACAGCCTGTAATTGACACTTGCTTGCCAGTTGTAAGACCGTGCGATGATACCGTTGTAAGCGTAGCAGTTGTACCTACACGGGTAATGGTGCTAATCGCTATTGCGCCTGTAGGCGTGGTTAGCAAGCTAGATTGTGTCCAGCCTTTACGCATAGTTACATCAGTTGGGGTCGGATACCAGTTTACAAGCTGAATCGCATCCATCGGATTCATATTAGCTTGGGAATCCCGTGCGTTCCAACCCCCAATAGGGGCAGGAATAGAAGTCGTATTGGCAGTAAACCGTTTAGCTACTGCCATGATTAACTACCATAGCCAGTATCGGGAATGTTTGCCCAGCCAATCAGCACGGCACTTGGTTGCGGTGCAAAAGACAGGGTTGCAGAGCCTTTATCGTTTGCTTTGGCAATGCTGAGATAACGCTGGTAATCTTGCTGTAATGAAGTGGTATCAAACGACTTAATTTGGAAGTATTTGAGTTTAGTCAATATAGCGATTACAGAATCATCTAATACGGTTGTATCGCTATCGGCTGTAAAACTGTTTTTTACTTCGCCAGTTGCGCTGCGTACAAAGCCTTTAGAACGGTACTCAAAACCTAAGTATTCTAAGGTGTTATATGGTGGCCAAATCTGAAACTCATCGCCAAGAATACGCCAACGAACCCTTGGGCCTGTTGAAATATAGCCTGATTTAAGCCATTGCCATTGCTGTGCATCGACTGGGCCAAGCATTTGCCAATGCTTTGTTTTATCCCAATGGGTATTATCTGTAACGGTTTCGTAATCAGGCGGTAAAGGGTATTTCGTTTTACTGAAAGTAACCGTACCGCCAACGCTTGTAGCTGAAGCTAATTGGCTAGTTCTTACTGTTGATCCTGCAACAGATTCAACATAAGTATCTTGCGGAATAGCTGTACCTACAACGGAATAAGTATTGTCCAAACCTGTGACATTACCAACATTTAACAGATCGTAAGTGTTTTGGATAGTGTCACAAGTTGTGGTTATTGCTGTGGTATAGAAACGGTACTCCAACTCCAATGCTTGCCAATTATGCTCTTTAATAAGGTCATATCCAGCACGATTCATTAGCGCAAGAATTTGCTGCACATCTTGGCTAGTGTTACCAACTACATAAGTCGGTACGGCAAGGTTAAGTTCAGCGGTAACTTGCTGGACTAATTGGAGTAGGTTAGATGACATATTATGCTTCCTCTGTAGCTACCGTTTTCTGTTTACGGGGTTTCTTTTCGCTTACAGCAGCAAGTATAGTGGCCATTTGCTCTTGCATTTGTGCCAGCTTCGCATCTGTTTCTGCCTTTATTTTAGCAGTTTCTAGTTCCTTTTTGGCAAGTTCTTCTTTCAAAGCGTTAATTTCATGCTCACGCTT